GTCGACGCGTTGAGGGCGTCCAGAACGCTCCAAGTGCTTGTCATCTACCCGAGGGGAGCTACCCCACAGGGTGGCGTCGTGAGTGATCCCAAAGGGACCACTGATCGACGCACCAGACTCCAACCAGTGCAGCTGCCGGTTACGGTCAGCTACATCTGATGGGGTGTCCAGCTTGAGTAAACACTTGAGAAGGGCACCAGCCCCCTCGAGCTTATCGCTCGGGGGTTTGGCCACCAAAACAAAGCCTCTGACTAAGGGGCTTTGGTGACTCGGGTGAACTCTGTCAAAACGGTACCCAAAGGTATCGCCGACAAAAGACACCCGGCCCAGTAAGGAGGAATCTCGATGAACCGTTGGGAAGAACTTAATCAACCCTTCGATTTTATCATCGAGATATCTCACGGTCTTCCAGTAACCACTCATGTAGAGTTGGTTCCGTAATGACACGAGAGACTGGACCTCCTCAGCATCCTGCCGTCGCGTTGGGAATAAACGGCGAACACGAACAATACTTACATCGTGTCCGTCATAATATTCCTTTCCGCAAGACTCTCTGAACTTTCCAGTCCAGAAAGACTTGCTCAGACCAACTCGAGCTCCAAAAAGCTCAAGCGTCTGAACGACGGTATGCACATGGTCTACAGGGACAATTAGATCGTCCCCATAAACGCGCACCGAACCGCTAAGACGTTTAACGTCCGCGCGGGAAAGTGACGTGTTGAGCGATCTCTGAATCCCGACGAAGATCATGGTCGTAAAGACCATTGCTTCCATCGGGAAGCAAAGTGCTGAACCCATAGACGCGTATTTGGCAAGTCGAATTACCTTGCCTTCTACGACAGCCCGTCGAGATCTAGTCGCATCGATAGCCTTAGCTAATTTAGGCCACCGAGCAACCATGGTCCTGACGAGCTGATTCGAAACACGATCGGAAGCATCGCTTAAATCAAGCGTTGCGGTTCGGTTATCAATCGAACCTTGTTTAGCCAGCCTCTGATTAGGAGACTGGTCATCAAAACCGATCAACTTTGTTAGGAGTCTATCCCTTTCAAAGTTCAAGGTAAAGCTCTGGTAGACCGCCTGTTGCATATACTGCATACAGGTGGGCTCCATTGCAATTACACGGGGTGTTTTGAGCGTCTTAGGAACAAGAGTTACCTTCACAGGTTCCTCTTCTCCAGGTTCGAGGGTGACTACATCATCCAACGTGCGAATAAATCGCCAATTAGGAATGATGTACCTTCTGGACGGAAAAACGTCCTGAAGGCGCCAAGTCCAGGTCCGTTGATCCCATTTCTTGTTTCCAAGAATACGGTCAGCGGTTGATCCTGGGCCATGCTTCGGAACGAGAGCCCCAATATCGATATCTCTATCGATCCGGGAAAACATCTCGCCGAAAAGCAACTCAGACACATCGCGGAACTCTTCGAGATCTCTCTCATCGAGCTCCGCGTCTGAGCGGCGGACATCCTGCTCACACTCGAGGTAACCGCGTATGGCTGCTGCATTCCTTTCATTACTGCAAGGAAGCAGCATCTTCCCAAACGCCAAAGTTAAAAGGCGAATAGAGAAGATAGCATCCACGCACGGCTCTTCGAGCAACAAGCCACTACTCCGGTCGAACACACGGTTGAAGAAACCTCCGAGAAATCGGGGGAGACTTCCCCCACGTTCATTACTGAACGCGGGGTGGATACCGGCCTTACCTTGATCAAGCCAGCTTTGGGCTGACTTTCCAAGTTCAGGCAGGGTTATCGTTAAAAATGACAACCCCTCATGTTCGACACGACACGCGACGGTATTAATGTCGCGTATGGCGCTAGTGCAACATCTGTCGGCCGATTCCTCGGCCAACATGGACCAGAGTGACATCAGGCTTTTCACCTGTCCCTGTTTTAACAAGGGTAACCTCCTCTATAGGAGATTCAGGATCCATAGCCTATGGACTGAAGCGACATCAAGTCGCACTCAGATGAACACTCCCTCTACCCACCACCCCATCCCGGTTCAAATCCGGGGTAGGGGTAAGTGGGTCACGGAGGGGGTGCACCATCTAAAGTCCGCTTTTAGTCACTCGCAACTAAGGTCTAGCCGTAGAGGACACGCTTTCGCAGGTCCTCCGGCATCCTTTTCAGCAACTCCGCCACGTCAATCACTTCCCCGTACAGGGCGTCAAGGATGTGGATCTCGCGATCCACCTCCAACGCCTCATGTACGTGGTTGGTGATGATATAGCGGAACGAAGAGTAGCCATTTGAGGCAACTTCGGCGGCGTTAGCCAACCGAACTGCCCTCATGGCTTCCCTCAGTGCTCTGGGAACGTATTCCCTAGAGGTTGGTAGTGCCATTTTACTGGTACATCCTTTCTCGAGGGGTTCCCCGAGTCGTTGTTGTAGGATTGCCTTTACGGCAAGACACCATGGAGCAATGTCCCTTGCGAGACACGAACATGTCTTACGACAAGCTGACTCCAAGTCCGACGAGCAGTTGCTCAACGAAACTGGAGTTAACCAGCTCCCTCAAGGACAGATGAATGAAGTCGAAAACCACGACTACCAAGAGGACGGTTTTATAGCCGACCTTTAGGTGAACCGTGACTTCCGCTCCATCATCTGGCCGAGGATGTTCAGAACGGTGGACCACCGGTGACACTTTCGGGCCTTCCAGCCCGGAGTTGTCCTCCGACGGACCATCATTCTCGCCACTACGACTCGCCACCAAGAATCTTGGTGACGACCGCATTCGAAGCGGCCGTTAGCTGGGTGTTAAAGCCCGTCCAAACGGCCAAGGCTTCTGCCCCCGTATAGCCAGCAGGCGGCAGGTCGAAGACCGTGTAAACGGCCATTCCGACCTTGACGTTATCTGCTGGCCTGAAGGGGTCAGTCGTCATCTTCGCATGGTCGATC